CCCCAATCCGACCTTTGGTAGTTTCGCAGAATTTCCTGTTGCACCGAATGGCCGTTGGCCTTGTTCTCGATAAGCAGGGTATCGACGCGGTACTTGTCGCAGGTCTTGGCGACACGCTGGACAAGATCGTGCAGCTTCAGGTGGTCGATCCAGACGTTCATCAGCATGACGGCCTGCTGACCAGTCTGCGGCACTTCCCAGATTCCCATGACGACAAGGGCCGAGGGATCATTCTCCGTCTTGTCGGTCAAGGCACAGTCCAGCGAAGCGGCAACATACGAGAATGGCGGAAACTTCAGCTTGACCGCCGTGGGGTCTTCATCCGGTTTTCCGTAAAGTTTCCACCAGTCCCGCTTGATGATGGCGCCCCCTCGGGGCTCCGGGTGTTGCTGAAACTGGCCGGCCCAGGCGTAGTCGGTCATGGTCTCCTTGAGTTGAGCCGAAGCCTCGGCGCTGAAGCGTTCCGGCCAAAACAAGTCACCCTTGATGGTGCGGGGGTCTTTCCATCCGATCTGCGTTTCGCCACACGTCCAGTCGGGGTCATACTCCATCGGCACCATGACGTAGCACCAGCGGTCTCCACCGCGGGTCGGGTCGAGCAGGAACCCGGTGGCGTCCTCCTGATTAGTGCGTTGCTGGATCAGGACAATGGCCGACTTCTCAAGGTCATTCAACCGGGTCGGCATAACTTCCGCCAGCCACCTATTAGTATTGTCTCGTATAACCTTACTTTCAGATTCGTTGATATTGTTTGGATCGTCTATGATGAAAATGTCTCCGCGCATTCCGGTAATAGAACCACCTACCGATGACGCGACCTTCCACCCCGTCTTGTCGTTTGCCAGACTTATCTTGCTGTCGTTCGCCTTGAAGAGATGTCCCCAGTACTTTTGATACTCATGGGATGAAATAAGCACTCCCATGCGGCCGTTGTCGCGCTCGGTCAAGGTTTGAGAATACGCCGCCGTCAGGAATCGCGTGCTGGGTTTGTTCTTCGGCCCCCATACCCAGGCGGGCCAAAAAACGTTTGTAATTAAACTTTTCGTTGAGCCAGGAGGACAATTCCCAATGATCCTGGTAACGTCACCATTAGTTACCGCCTCCAGGTGCCGGCACCACGACCGAGGCCACCAGCCGTCAGCGAACGGCGTCGATGGTTCCAGCACCGGCCACATCAGCCGGACGAAGTAGTGCAGCGATTCCTCGGCGCGGCTGATCCACATCGACTCGGCTTGGGCAGCGGTCAAGGGGAGGAGCATCTAGCGGCCGATCTCCATCAAGTCATCGTCCTTCCGTTCCATCTCCCGGCGCTTCGCTTCGTCGCGTATCCCCTTCAGCCGCCGCACGGCGCGGTTGTGCATGTCCACGGCATCACGGGAGCTTTGGGTAAACCGGGGGCCGCTGATCTGGAGCGCATCGTACAACGCCCGGAAGTGCGTCATCAGCAGCGTCAGTTCGGCGGTCGTCAGCGGCGCCTCAGTCACAAGCGCGTTGGTGGTCTCGGCGCTAACTGGCCGGCCATCGTGGCGCTGCGCGAGGTGCCGGAGGTCGGTGTCGCTGGGCGCTTGGCACAATTTCTTGGCTTGGCTTGCTGTCAGGCCAACCCAACCAGCCTGCTGTAGCGGCCACTGCGGATGCTCGGGGTCTTCAATCCATGGGTAACCTTCGCGCTTCAGTGCCGAAGGCATAGGAACATCCACGTCTTCGGGGTGGGTGCGAGAAGGCAACTGCCTCGGCGCCTTGCTCACGACTGAAACCCCTGGATCATTGGCCCGGTGCCGCCCAACATCCCGGCCTTGGCCGCCGCGGCGCGCTGCATCTTGGCGTTGAGGTCGATCTTCGTGCGGGCGATGAACTCCATGCCCTCCATCTCGGCCGCCCAGTCCACGACGACGATGGCGGCTGTCTCAGCGGGATCGACGTGCAGGGTCTTGCCGTAGTCGTCCAGCAGGTGGCAGTCCTCCTCAGTCAGAAGCGCCGTTTCATCCCGCCGGCAGAAGTCCTGGCCCTTGTAGAACAACTCAACTTGGCCGCCGCTAGCCAGGAATATCCGAAGAATCCACATCACGCTATCCCTTCATGATTCGCTGGGGAGCATTGCAGTCGGCTGTAGATGGTGAATTTCCCCCTCTTGCCCCTAATGTCGCCCCTATTCGACATTTGGGGACGCTCGCGCCAGTAGAGGGTGCCTGGGTATGTGGGGATGTAGGTTCGCACCGCCTTCAGCCACGACTCGATGGCGTCTTCCTCGGTGGCTCGATATGCCGACGCCTCGCCATCGATCTTCAAGCCGCCACAGTCGATGGTAACATATGACTTGCCGTTGGGTGCCCGGCTCCAATCACGTTCAGATGGAGCCGCGGCGGCGGGGAACCCGATCTCATCAGAAACGAACAGATCGCGCTCGATCTTGGCAACGGCCTCAGCGAATGTCATTCCGCATCCTCCTCCGGCACGATTTCTACCTTTCCTTCGATCTGAAGCGGCGCCACATTCTTGTGCGCCAGTTTCAGCAGCACCTTGTCGAAGACCTCTTGCTCATCGGGAGACAGCAGCCCCATGTCAAATGGGATCGGTTCCCGGGCCTGCGCGGTGACGATCGGCTGCACCGGCTTGCCCTCGGCGCGCTCTACCATCTTGTCGGCCGCGATGACGCGGGCGGCGGCGGGCGCCTTGGCATCATCCATCACCTCGGCCCAAACCCCAACGGCGCGGGTGGCGTGCTTGCGGGCCTCCTCGGCGGCAGTCTTGGCGTCTACCATGCCTTGACGTTCCAACGCCCGGTATTCCTCAGGCTTCAGGTTGCCGGCCGGCTTGTGGCCGCCGCCGCCCCAGCCCGGCCCCATGCCCGGCCCCTTTGCCGCCTTCCTGGGATCATAGTAAGGGCCACCGGGACGAAAATGCCAGCCCTTCCCCTTTCCCTTTCCGGGCGGGTCGAGCTTTTTCGGGGGCACTTTTCCTTCAGCCCTCCGCCGTTCCCATGCGGCTTTCAACTTGGCCTTGGTCTCCTCAGACCTCGGAACACCCTTGGGGGGAGCCATCGACGCGATGCCTCATCAGTTGCGTGGCGGCATACTATCGGGGTTTGGAGATAGTATCAACCCACATCTTGCGGTCTCCGGCGGGGTCCAGACACCACGGGTGGGGATCACGAAAAAGAGGTTTCGGGGGATAGACGGGGAATGATTTAGTGCGCTATTGTTCGCCTTTCAGGAGGCGTCCATGGTCGGATCAATGCGCGTCAACCTTCATCTCCCTCCCGAGATCGCCGCCGTCATGGATCGGTTGGCCGAGGAGCGGGGGCTGACCCGAACACCCCTTGTCCGCCAGGCGCTCGGCGTCATGCAGGTCTGCCATGATGCCGGCAAGGACGGCCTGCTGGTCGGCACATGCCGCAACCGGGAAGACTTGGAAACCGTCATCGCCTCGCCTCTCTGAGAGGGGACCGCCATGACCATCATCGTGGCCCACAAAGGCATCGTGGTTGCCGACTCGATGGCTGTCATCGGCGGCAGGAGAGAGCCGGCCGGACACGATAAGATTGCACGATGCCAAGACGGAAGCCTGGTTGCATGTTGCGGTGCGGCAGACGACGGAGAGGCGTTTCGCCAATGGGCGATGGCAGGATTTCCGGCGAGATCAAAGCCGCGGCTGACGGAGGGTGAGGACGGTTTCCGCGCCCTTCACATGCGTCTGGATGGTTCTGTCTGGACGTTCTATGGCACCGAACGATCCTTCATAACACACCAGCCCGCCATCATCGGGGAATCCACGGCCTGCAATTTTGTAGCCGGCGCCATGGCGGCCGGGGCCGACGCTGAGACAGCCGTTCGGCTTGCCATCAAACATACAATTTATGTCGGCGGCCCCGTTCAGGTCGAGGGTTTGGTGCCGTGAGCATCGTCGAATCGGCCATCCAGCTTGCGGCGTGGGCTCCGGTCTTCCCATGCCGACCCGACAAACGCCCGGCATGTATCCACGGCTTCCACGACGCCACATCCGATCCCATCGAAATCCGCCGACTGTTCAACGGCTCCGGTGCCCTGATCGGCGTCCCGACCGGCGAGGCGTCCGGTTTCGACGTGCTGGACGTGGACCCCCGCCACGGTGGCGACGAGTGGGAGAAGGCCAATCAACACCGCCTGCCGGAAACCCGCATCCACCAAACGATGGGCGGCGGCCGGCACTGGCTCTTCCGCCACGTCGAGGGCGTTCACAATTCAGCCTCGGCTATCGCGCCCGGAATTGATGTGAGGGGCAGCGGGGGCTATGTCGTCGTTCCCCCATCCCCATCCTATTCCGTCGTCAGTGATGCCGAGATCGCCCACTGGCCGGACTGGCTGCTGGCGGAAATCCTACCGAAGACGCGCGCCGCAGACCCGAAACCAGCGCCGAGTTCCTACGACCCGATCCCGTCCGCGCGCCTCGAAGGCTTCGTCCGCGCCGTCCTGAGCCGGGTCAGTTCAGCCCCGGAAGGCCAGAAGCATTTCATCCTCCGCAATCAGGCCATGATCCTCGGCGGCGTCGCCCACCTCGGCCCGCTATCCAAACCCGATCTGGTCCGCCGACTCATGGATGCCCTGCCGGCGACGGCACTGGACCGCAAGGGAGCCGAGAAGACGGCCGAGTGGGGCGTCGAGATGGGGATGCAGAACCCGCTGGACCTACCGGACAGGCCCCGACTAAACGGGCACGCGCCAGAGGAACCAACGCCGGCGAACGATGAGCACGACGGCGGCGAAGATCAGCAGACTTCCGCCCAACCTTCGCCGGAACCTTCGCCGGACGCGCAACCCGATGATTTAATTGATCCTAGATCATGGACGGCACCCGCCGAGCCCCGGCAATGGATCGTAGTAAGCTGGATACCAAGAGGCGTCGTGACGGCCCTCTATGGTGATGGCGGGATGGGGAAGTCCCTCCTAGCCCAGCAATTGATGACCAGCGTGGCGACGGGCCAACCATGGATCGGACAGGAAGTCCTACACGGCCGCGCCCTCGGGATCATGTGCGAGGACGACGAGCCAGAACTTCATCGCCGCCAGGACAGCATCAACCGAAGCATGGAGATAGAGCCGGAGCGCCTTGACAACCTTCGGTATTCCGCCCGACTTGGCCGTGACAACATCCTCATGGCCTTCGATGGCCGGGATGTCGGAAGCATCACCGAGGCGTTCAACGAAATCGACGCCACATGCTACAGCTTCAAGCCTGATCTTCTGGTGTGCGATACCATCGCAGATTTCTTCGGCGGCAATGAAAACAACCGATCCCAGGTCCGCCAGTTCGTCCAGAACACATTCGGCAGACTCGCCCGCACCCACCACTGCGCCGTCCTGGTCTGCGGTCATCCGTCCGTTTCCGGCATAGCCAGCGGCGCCGGAACCGGCGGCTCTACGGCGTGGTCGAATACCGTCCGGTCCCGCCTCTACCTGACCGCACAGGACGGTGACAACGCCGATCCCAACGCCCGCATTTTGAGCCGCAAGAAGGCCAACTACGCCGCCCGCGATGCCGAGGTTAACCTTGTCTGGCGGGCCGGGTGCCTCATCGTCCCCGGAGAGGATGACGCCGCCAGCGACATGCCGGACTGGCAAATCATAACCGAGATATTCAAATCCATCGACACGGCATGGGTTGCCAAAAAACCATGGTCCATCGTGCCGCAGTCCAGAATGCAGGGACGATACCTGCCGACGTTCGCCAAGGAGCACTTCAACATGGGCGAAAAAAAGACGATCAAGCTGGTGCAGGATTGGCTGATGAACGGGTATCTGGCCGTCGAAATTGCCGACCGAAAAACCCACAACAAGGGGCTTCAGGTGATCAAAAATCTAACCCCTTACGGCGATTGATGCAATTTCATGCGAAATTCATACTAGCAACGACGGGTTGCTAACCCATTGTTTTTACTTAGGCGAAGGTCTGGCGAAGGTTGGCGAAAAAGCGAAGGTTGGCAAATAACCCATTGATATCGTTATGGCGAAGGTCTGGCGAAGGTTGGCGAAGGTCAAGGGTAACACACTGATATTGTTGGCGAAAGTTTGGCGAAGGTTAGGCGAAAGTATCCCCCCATACCCCCCTACGTGCTTCGCCCGCCCCTTCAGAGGGTCGGCGAGCACGACAAAGGGGACAAAACATGGCCGCTGAACCCCGCCAACCCCGCAAGTCATGATCCCACGCCCCGTCCAGAAATTGCGACACTCCTACCCTCATTCCCCTCCCGACCCAAAATCTCCGGTTCCACTTTTCCAGCTAGGGGGGTCGTGACAAATTCCGAAACCTCAGCCAGCGGGGGGTGGGGGGTCTGCTCCGGGGCATCCTGCCGCTGCCAGGAGCGGCCGGACGCGGTGCCGGCATCGATCCCCCCCCCTCACTGACCGAACGATGGCCCGCTGGACCGCGACGTTGAGGCTACAGGCCGGCGTGGTGGCTGTCCGGTGTCCCTGCACCCGGCGCGGCGTCCACGGTGCTGTGCGGGCTGCTACGGGGCGGCGTGGTGGCTGTCCGGTGTCCCTGCACCCGGCGCGGCGTCCACGGTGCTGTGCGGGCTGCTACGGGGCGCGGCGGAGGATGGCCCGGACCATGCGGCCGTTCCACGCCCCCTCCGACAGGGTTCGGATGCCACGAGCCGACAGGCATAAAGCGATCGCCCGCGCCGATCTGGTGCCGCCGGCCTGTATCTCCCGGATGGTTGGCGACACAGACGCAGCGAAGGCGTCGAAGGCAGCCCGGTTTGTCGCTGCGCCCTTCGCTTGCGCTTCGGCCAGGTTCGTACGGTTGCCCAGCTTAACGCCGCGCGCCTTGGCGGCAGCCAACGCCAAACGGGTCCGCTCGCCTATCATCGCCCGTTCCTTCTGTGCCAAGGCGGCATAGATGTGCAGCATGAACGGGTCGGCGTCTAGGCCAAGATCAGCCACGATGAACGGCACGCGCTGCGCCATCAGGCCAGCGATGAACGCCACATCACGGGATAGGCGATCCAGCTTCGCCACGACAACCGCGGCCTTCGCCTTCCGCGCCTGTGCCAGCGCCTCGCGCAGCACCGGCCGGCGGTCCAGGGCATCGGTACCCTTGCCCGTCTCGATCTCGACGCACTCGCCAATCAGCGTCAGTCCGTTGGCGGCGACAAACCGCGCGATGGTCTCGCGCTGCGAGTCGATGCCTAGACCGCTCCTGCCTTGGCGCGACGTGGAAACCCGCAAATAAGACAATACGTTAGTCATGCTATCACATTCCCGGAAGATGATACAGCACTATACCACCGTATAGACGAGCCACATAGCCCGATCCATGCTGCATGTGCGAGAGAAACGCGAGACTTATTCGCGTTAGCACAACCGGAAGTATCAAAACGCGAATCTCGCTCACGTTTACGCGCCCTCGAAAGCCCGGAACGCGCAAAATAGTGGCACTCCGTCTCGGATCGTCAATCGGTGCGCCAGATCGTCACGCAGCATCCCTCAGCCCGAGCACGACCATCCGCCGGATAGCCTCGCCGCGCTCGGGATATCGGGCTGCGTGCGACGCCATGCGTCTATGCGGGCGATCCGGCAGAATTGTGTGGATTGCGCGGGTGGCACGGAGGCCGAGGTTAGGCGATGCCGCTGTGTCGCCTGTCCGATGTGGCCATACCGGATGGCGTCAAACCCCTTCAATTCCCGTGAAATGACTGAAACGCAACGGGCCGAAGCGGTAGAGAGGCTTTCACCGGCTAGGGCGGCGCGGGCAATGCTTGCCGGGCGATCCGACTGATTGCTTAGGTAGCGTATCGAGCCGTCCCCAAATCCCGACATCGCCGCTCAGTCATCCGATCACGAACCTGTTACCGCAATAGGCGCAATCCGCGTTTGCGTCCCGCCGCGAATGGCGCGCCATATTGGCGTCATGGTCGATAGGACGCATGACATGGGCAAAGCAGACGACGCGGCGATAGCTGCGTTCGCGGCGGCTCGCGGTGTCACCCGCGTTGCCGAGGGCGCCGCCGCGCTCCCGACTGACCGCCGCTACTGGCGCGATGCCGTGCGGGCGCCTCGTCCGGTGTCTGTTGATCCCACGATTGTCCGCCGCGTGGCCGCCGTGGATGCGCTGGGGCGACGTGGTTGTGTCAACCGGCACCATGCCGGCTGGCTGCACGGACGTGATCCGCTTCGGGCCGCACGGCTCGGCAATCCTGCACGTTCCCTACCCGCATGTGCAATCGCTGCTTTGGAACGCTTGCCGGTCAATGCCGGTACTGGGCACGCACGCCTAACCCGGCCTCCCCATGCCGCCGGACGCGTTCACGGGCGCCCGGCGGAACGGAGAGACCTCCGAACAGAAGGGACCGAGACCGATGAACCGCCCATGGCTGACAAATAACCCGCAGGTTGCCGCCGCGTTGAAAGCCGCTGATGGATGGTATGCCGCCAAGATGCGCGATTGCGCCGGCATGAAGCTGGCCGACAAGATTATTGCCATCCGGGCCGCGCGCATTGCACTGGCGACCACGCAAGAGGCGATTGCCGAACGCTATGGCGAGCAACCCACAATGACCGGCGCGAAGGAGTGAGAGCGATGAACGCCACCACGCAACCCACAATGACCGGCGAACAAGCCTATGAGGCCGACCGGGCGCAACTGCCGCTGTATCACAATGGCAAGCCGCGCCCGTGCTGGGCTGACCTGCCCTCATGGGCGCAGGGCACATGGAACCGCAACCCGACCGTGCCGGCGCGGAGGGTTGTGGCATGACCCTGGAAATACAGCGAACGGACGCCGTTCGCTGGTTCGAGACGCTCGGCGGTTGTGTCTGCGGGAAAGCCGCTACCGGCACGCTGCGCGGCCCGCGCAATGAAAGCTACGGCAACCGATGCACCAAATGCGGCAAGGCGCGCGTGAGGAAGGCCGACCGTGAACGGGCGGCGTTTGTTAAGCGGATGAAGGAACTCGACACATGACCCCGCAAGCCCTCGCCGCCCTCCTGGCTCCGCTCGGCTCGCGCCCCGATCAGGCCCGCGCGCTGGGCGTCGGGCTCCGCACCGTGCAGCGATGGCACGCCAAGGGCTGCAACCGCTTCATCGCGCGGGCGCTGCGACTGATGGTTGCCGAGATACTTTGTCACACTTCGTAACTCGCTTTCCGCGCCAGAGTGGCGCTTGATGTGCGTATCGAACGAGACCACCCAAGGGACCGCCGAGATGACCGCTACATTCACAATCACTGATTCCCCCGTGAAACACGAAACGCCAGAAGCCGCGCGCACGGCGGCTTATGAGATCGCCGTGATCTGGTGGACGGATCGCTGGAACAACACGCACCCGGTTGACCCACACGATCATGCCGGCCGAGATGCTCGCGCCAAAGCGGCCGCCGCCTACGTTGTCCGGCAAATCGACGCGCAGATTGCAAACGGCTCGCTGATCTAACCCGCAGCATTTCGCAACGCGGGCGCCAGGTCCGGCGCCCGACGCGAAAGCCTACGACGCAACCAAAGGGAAACGACCGATGCCGAGGATGACGACACAAAAGGCCGGAACCGTCCAGAAAGTGGGCTTTACCAGCGGCGGCGCCGGCAACCAATTTACCACAATCGACGGCGTAAAATACGCGACCTATTGGGACATCAGGCGGATAGACTGGCGAACCGGCGACATGGTGACGTTTGACGCATACATGGCGCCACTCTGGACCGGACACCCGGAGATTCCGCACGCGCAAAACATCCACAAGGTAGCCGCGCAACTCGCTGCGACCGAAGCCTAACCCCGCAACCAGCCCGGCGGCCACGCTGCCGGGCGATGGAGGAAAGAGAGAATGACCGAGAAATTCCAAATCATGAGCCGCTTCACCGGAGCGGTACAATTCGAGTGCGAGTTATCCGCCGAGATTGCCGGGGAGTCGTTTGGCATCCAGCTGGGATACGCCATCAAAGCAGCGATAAAATCACACAGCGACCTGCGCGGCAGCAACCTGAGCGACAGCGACCTGCGCGGCAGCAACCTGATCTACAGCAACCTGATCTACAGCAACCTGAGCGGCAGCGACCTGAGCGGCAGCAACCTGAGCGGCAGCGACCTGCGCGGCAGCGACCTGCGCGGCAGCGACCTGCGCGGCAGCAACCTGCGCGGCAGCAACCTGATCTACAGCGACCTGCGCGACAGCGACCTGCGCGGCAGCAACCTGATCTACAGCAACCTGAGCTACAGCAACCTGAGCGGCAGCGACCTGCGCGGCAGCAACCTGAGCGGCAGCAACCTGAGCTACAGCAACCTGAGCGGCAGCGACCTGCGCGACTCGAAATGGACGGACGAAATCACTATCCAGCGCGCGCCGCTGCAAATATCCGGCCTCGCCTACCCGATCACGATCCTCGATCAGCACATGCAAATCGGCTGCGAGTTGCACACACTCGCCGAATGGGCCGCGTTCGACGATGAGCACATCGCGCGTATGGATGGTTTCAACGCGCGGCGATTCTGGAAAGCGCACAAGGCGGCGCTGCTGGCGTTGGCTGCTGGGGACGGGCGCGGTGTGGATGCGGAGGTTGCGGCATGACGGGCCGAGATTGGCAAATCATCGTGGCGCGCATACGTCACTCGGGTTACGACATGCCGCAAATCAACGCTGCCTGGCAGCGCGCCCGCGCCCTCGGCACCAGCCGCGACGATCCGGCCGAGGTGGTCGAGGCGGCGGTAAGAAAGGAATTGGAGGCCACGCCATGACCGAAACACAGTCGCCATTCGCCGGCTCCGAGGATCTGAACCCGAACACCGCAACCGGCGTCCTGTTGGACGACATCGCGCACCGTTGCGGCATTACATCACGCCTCCGCTGGACGCCCGGAGCGACCGAGAGCGATGACAGCCTGCGTGGACGCGTCCTGGGCGCCATCAGGGCCGCTCTGTCGTCTCGGGCTATCGCGGTGCCGGGCGGCACCCATCCCCGCCTCAGCGTCACGCTGGACCTCGCCACGACCCAACCCGACACCGAGACCCGCCGGACGCTCGCCGCGGTCCTGTGCCAGGTCGCAATCTCCGTCGCCACCGGCATGAGTGAGGGCATCGTGGACGATCTGGGCGGCACGATCGTGGCGCGGTTTCGCATCGAGAGTTGACACCAGCGGGCCGGCCCGGTATTGTCCGGCCCGTACGTTTGCTCCCAGGACTGCCAAACTCCGCCCCGGCGCCGCAAGGTTCCGGGGCTTTCTTTGTCAGCCGGATACGCGCCCCGCCAGCCGCTCGCTGTAAGCCGCAAACCACGCATCACCGGGACCGACATCCTCGGTCTCGGCGTGCGCCTGTTTGCCCTCGGTGCGCCAGCCCAGCAGCCGATGGGGCACAGTGTCGATAGTCAGCAACTCGGCTGCCGGCTCAATCCGCAGCGCCGAGGGTGCCCAGCCGTCCGGTGTCAGCGTGGCCGTGTAGGCGGCGCCGTCCTTGCGCCAGTCCGTCAGCGCGTAGTCGATAGCGCCCCAGCGGACCTTGGCGGCGCCGACATCGATGTGCAGGGGGAGTTTCATGGATCACCACGGAATGACGATGAAATGTCGATCCAGAGAACGCCACCGCCAAAACACAATCTGGTTAGGGCTTTCTGCAATCACTTCGTCAATGTCCATCATCACAACCTGATAACCGAGCCGCTTGAGCCGTCGCCGTTCTAGGCGCGTGAACCATCGGTTCAGCCCATCCCGATCCGCACAACCGCAGCCACACGCGCCGCCGAATTCGTCAATCTTGCGGTGCAGTTTGTTTATGATTTCATTGCCAAATTCAACCATGACTGGCGGCAACTGATCGGGTCCGTCCTCCTGGACCCACCGCGCGGACATGCCGGGACGAAACGGGCCGCGCCCTTCTTTGTCCTGCACGCGATAAATGCAGCGCGCGTTCATCGTCCCGGTGGCCTCTGCGCGAAAGCCCACGCCGCCAGGGCGCGCTTGGTCGGCTTGATGGATCGGATAATGCGCGGCCGTTTTGCCTTCCCGCTTTTGACTGCCATCGGTGGCGGCTTCGGTTGGTCTGTCATAGCAACGTAACCGTAAGAACCGTGAACGCCTTTGATGCATAAAACTTCCTAGCCTGTAGTTGGACGATCTGCGAATCGTCGCGCCACAAAACACCATTCAGAGCATCAAAAATTGTCTTCTGCAAATTGTCAATATCGGGACGACCTACCGGATACACTGAACCGCCAATTGCACCTGCCTGTTTTTTCTTTGGCCATGATGCCGGTATTTCCGAGGCAATAGCGATTTCCACCCTGAGCGCCCCTTCAAGGCAAAGCTGCCCGACCTGATCGAGCGCGCATTGCTTTACCCACGCCTCCGCGCTGACCGTTGCGGCCGGCGTGTAGGCATGACCGGACTTCATCACGCGGGGGCGAGCCTTGCCGCGCAGGGTGCCGGGTATCGTGACAGTTAGAGTTGCGCTCATGGCCGCGCCGCATCCGCGAGAGGCGTGCCGAGAAGTTGACCCATCGCGCGGCGGTAGACATCGAGCAAGGTTTCGCGTTCCTCGACCTCGGCGGGGTCCATTTTCCGCTCCTTGATAAGCTGCCGAATCACCTTGACATCGAAACCAGCCGACTTAGCCTCCGCCATGATGTCCTTGATATCGGCACCGATGCTCTTGCGTTCTTCCTCAAGCCGTTCTACGCGCTCGATGATGCTGCGAAGGCGACTTTCCGCGATGTCGCCCCACGCGGTGTTGTGGCCGGGTCCGGGTTCGGTCATGGCTTCCTCCTTGCTTCCCGATAAGCCGGGTCTGCCCACCGCCGCTTGGCCGCGGCGACGTGGCGATCATGGCTGTCCTCGGGGTGGTGCGTGCCGCGCTTTGCCTCAGCGATGCGGGCGCGCGTCTCCGGCGACTGTGGCGTGCCAGGCGGGCGACCAACGGGGCGGCCGGTGGGGTGGTCCATCAGGTTTCCATCCCCTCGGCTTCCGGCGCAAATCGGGCCAGGGCGGAGGTCACGGCATCGTCAACGAGTGCCGCCAGTTCTAGGCGGTTCTTCGCCAGGTAAGCGCGCTGCTTCATCACGTCGGCGTCGGCGGTGATGGCTTCAAGGGCGGCTTGGTCCGGCGCGGACTTGATGCGTCCGACAAGCAATTGCGAGCCGACCGCAGCCTTGTCCGACGGCGCGTCGATCACAAGCGGATGCACGGTAAACGGCTTGCGGCTGGCGCGGGTTTCGGTCAGCGCCATCGTGGTCGTCTCGGGGATATCGGTCATGTGCGAGATGCGGATGCCGCCTACAGCCATCCCACCGAACCGCACTTTCTCGTCACGAAAGATCGTCATGGATCGGCCGATATAGGCGTTCCCGTCCGGTCCCCATAGCCTTACCATGACGCGGCGCATTGACTTGCCGGGCATGTAGGGCTTGCCGCCGTCGCCCTCAAATGAGACGGCAATCGGCTGTTCTCCCGCGCGGAGTTCAACCTTCGTGACCTTAATGGTGATCGGCCCAACGATCAGATCGTCCGCGTTAAGCTGTTCACTTTTGGGCGCTATCGTGCCGCTTAGGTCGGTCATACCCTGATGTCCTGTTCTATCCTGCGTTCAGTCGGTATCAGCCGCGCCTTCGATGCCAGCGCCGCCCGATAGGCTTCCATCTTTTCGGCCAATCGCGTCTCAAATTTCGCGGCGGCTTCAAGGATGGCAAACATGATCGTGGCATCCGGCAACACCCGGATCGTCGCCATTGGCAATCCGCCGCTGAACGATATGAAGTCGCACCATTGGCGCTTCGTCACCAGAAAGCCGGTCTGGATTTGCAGCATGAACTCCTGCGGGATCGTGTCCGATGCGACGTTCTCGACGATGGTCTCGATCTGGAACCGCTGACGGCGTGACTTGCACTCAATGAAGCCGTCATCGCCAACCAAGCCGTCCGGCGAGAATCCGAGCGTGAAACCCCATTCGTCGTTTGTGACGAAACCCATTTCGGTAGCAGGGGCATAGGCTTTGGAATAGAGTTTCCGAGCCTCGTCCTCGTCGTCATAGCCGCGCATCATGTCGTAGCTGTAGTATTGCGGCTCTACGTAGTGGGTTATGCGTTGGGCGAGCAGTTCCCACATATGGGCGCGTTCTTTGTCGTTGCTGGCGGCTTTGAGCGTGGGGGTGAGGACCAATTTCATGTTGCTTGCCGTGAGCAAGCCAATGCGAGCCTTGGTCCATTCCTCACTCCCCTGTGTCAATTCTGGGAAATAGCGTATCGTCATGACCGCCCCCTAATAACTGATCTGGACATGCGGCACGGCGCCCCGAGCAATGGCGACAACAGCAGCCCGAGCCGCCTTGTCATTCAACCCAGCCGCCACCAGTCCGGCCATCGCCTCGTTGTTCACCTTAGCCAGATGCGCCTTGTCGGCAGTCCGGCGCGCGGTCTCGGCTTCCTCGGCAGCCTTGGCGGCGGCGGCACGCTTGCGCTCGGCGATGAGGATGTATTGCTGGTCCATCTCAGCCTTCGCCTGCGCCTGAGCCAACGCCAGTTCCGCGCGACGTTCGGCGTCCAGACGGTCTTGCTCGGCCTTGGCGACTGCGGCAACCCGTGCAGCCTCAGCCCGGTCAGCGGCTTCCTGCGCCTGCGCGCGGGCCAGTTCCGCCGCTTGCTCGCGCCGGGCAGCCTCGCCCAACTCGGCGGCGGCCCTAGCCTCGGCATCGAGTCGCGCTTGCTCGGCCGCGCGGCGTCGGATTTCGTCTTCCCGCTCCTGCTGCCGAATTTCGGCTTCCTGGCGTTCCCGCTCGGCATGTTCCGCGCGGAGGCGGTCCAGTTCGACGGCATCGGCCTCGCGCTTCACGGCGGCGGCGTGCAGGTCGGTCAAACGATCATTGATCTGCCCGATTGTCATGGTGGCCCGGGTAGAAAACTCCTGCCATGATCGCTTTGCCTTCGCGGTCAGATCATCCATCCGAAGGGCAATCTGATAGGGGGAAGCGTCGGCCGGAACGTCGGCCAGCGCGACGATCTCGGCCAGCGCAGCCTCATGCGCGGCAATCCGGTCCCGCTCGGCGTTTTCGTATTCGGTGAGCGGCTTGCGGACTTCCTCCTTGAGGGCGTCCAGGCGGTCGCGGATCATGCGGCGTTCCTGGTCGATCACGCCGGCTTGTTTCTTCCATCCATCGACCAGCGACTTGCCCATGCCATCGAAGGCCGTCTTGGTCTTGGCAACCTTGAGGCCGAGGGATGCAAACGCCTCTCGACCGGCCCGTGTCGAAACGTCCAGCGCCGCCGCTTCCTCACGCGCCTTGCGTTCGATGCTGTCCAGCAGCTTCGCGGCATTGCCGGGTCCAAATGCCACAACTGCGGTTACTGCGCCACCCAAGACCAGATCGGTGCCGGGTTCTGATTGATCGCTCATACCGCCCCCACCATCCGTTCGGCCAGCCTGACCCCGGCCGGGCTCAGCGCCAGCACGACGCACCGGCGGTCCTCGGGAGCGGTCCAGCGGGCCATCAGCTTGGCGGCGACCAGGCCGTCGCACGCGCGGGTTATCGACGCCTGGTTCGGGATGTTGGTCAATTTGCTGATCAGCGCGGATGTCGTCAGAATGCCGGGATGCGCGGCAACGCGCAGCAACAGCGCGGCCTGACGGAGGTTCAGGCCGGCCGCGATTGCCGGGCGCAGGCGGTCCAGCAGCGCGTGGGCGCCGAAGATCGGGGTGGGGATGGTCGGGGTCTTGGTCATGGTCGGTTCTTCATGTTGCGGCGTATCAACACGCCGGGGGAGACATTACGCCGCCGCCGGATACAAGTCAACGGCGGAATGGGTCAGTCGCTCGGCTTCTGGTCGGCGACGGCAAATGTGATCGCCACGACCTCGGGGTTTGCGTCCCATGCGCCGGGGCCGTGTATGTGGTCCCATAGGTCGGCGAATGACCTGCGCGGGTCCGCCGTGGCGCAGTCGATTGTCTCACTGTTGGCTGCTGGCGCAATCCCCTCCGCGATGGCGTCCGCGCAGGTGATCTCCTGCAACCGCTGGAGACGCACGCCGGTGACGGCCAGTGTCAAGCGGCTCAGCCCGCGCGGCATGTGGATGGACGGGTGCCATGGTGGACGATCGCGCCGTTCGTCCGTGTCGGGATCGAGGTAGTAGCCATACGGATATCCATCCGCCCGGTAGAAATATTGAGGCTCGCCTATCGGGCGGTCATCGCCGTCCAGTTCATAGATCGGCCCGCAGAACGCCTCTCGGACCCACAGCCGATCGCCGGGGTTATAGGTCAGCCTACCGAGCCACTGCGCCATTATTGCGCCGGCTTGATGGGGAGCCGGATCGGTGATCCACGCAAGGCGACCTTCAATCGAGCGGAAGTCGCGGGCGTTATTCATCGCGGCCGAGAAAAGAGCGCCGTCGGGCTTCACGTAGGAGCCTGCGTAATCGAGACCGCCAGTCCAAATACGCAGGTTGTGGGGCGAAAGTCGCCGACGTGTTTGCGTCTTCGTGCCGGCCAGTAACGCGCGGATCATCGGGGCGGAAAAGATGATGGGGCGATCGGTCATGTGGGGGCGTCCTCTGTCTTTCTTGGCTCCCGGATGCCGTGGAACACCGGAAACCGATACACCTCGGCGCTCGGCATCGCCGCCCGGAGTGTCGCGTTCTCCTGCGCCATTCGCGCCCACTCGACGGCGAGCGCGTTCAACTCGGCAGCCCCGGCCGGCTGTCCGGCGGCAGCGAGCGTCAGGGCGATCTCGCGCAGCTTGGCGACGTGTGGGTTGGGGATGCTCAGGGGGTCACTCATCCCGCCGCGCCTCGGCTCGTGCCTCACGGGCGAAGTTCATGTCAACGGCGCGGTGACGACGTTGCCGCCCTCGGTACCGGTGACGAACAGCACGCGGCCGCCCTCGATGGCGGAGACCAGCACCATGTCGCCAGCGGCGAACATGTCCGCCGCGTCATCAAAGAAGCCCTTTTCAGCCACCCGGCGCAGTGGGGCTGTGCCCGCGCGGTAGTGCCAGAGGGTGAAGCCTTGGGCATAGGCCAGGATGGACAGGTTTTTGATGGCGAACTGCATGACGGGAATCCTTTTGATTGGGACGGGGCGATCGGCGCCGAACTCGCCCAGAAGCAAGCGTTCGGTCGAAGGGTTGCGGGCGGCATCGCTCATCTGATCACCCCTCCAGATCATCCACCAGCCGGAACCCGGTTTCGGAGATGAACTCAATCAACGCCTCGCCGGTCAGCCGGGGCGTGTCGGGAGGCTCGATCAACATGCCGGTCCCGACCAGGCACCGCTCCTGAATGGCCCCCAGCATCGCGCGCAGCCGGTCAGCGACCGGGCCGGAAATGTCGCCGTGCGGCGGGTCGATGTCGTCCATCAGTCTGCGCATGGTTTTGAGGGCCATCACACGGCCTCCACAAACTCGCCGAGGTTGTTGACCGAATACCGCCTGCCGGCCTCGACATTCTCGCCGACGTAGGCGGTGGCAAAGCGCGTGCGGGTGCCGTCGTGATATGGAACCGCTGCGCATCCACCGACTCCCAGCGCGACTGTCGATCCAATGCCAGCGATGGCCACAATGGCGTTTTCGCCTGTCGCGTCGATCTGCGCGGCGTCGCCACTACTGCCGATCCGCGCGGCGTCGCCACTGCTGCCGATCTGCGCGTCGTAGCCACTGCTGCCGATCTGCGCGGCGTCGCCACTACTGCCGATCCGCGCGGCGTAGCCACTGCTGCCGATCTGCGCGGCGTAGCCACTGCTGCCGATCCGCGCGGCGTCGCCACTGCTGCCGATCCGCGCGGCGTCGCCACTGCTGC